ACGGGACTCACTCTAAAACTTCTAGGTTCTTTCTTCTCTATATTACGCAACTCGTCCTTAAGAGTTTCGGACCAAGCGATATCTTTAATATCAATATCTCCTGTCGTCATCCTATTTTCGAACTCATCATACAAATCTTTAAAACCAGGCTTAAATATCCCTTTTTCAAAATCAAAGCAATCTAACTTATCTTTAATAGGAAAAATACCATTTGATGATTTTTTATTAATAGGTGCCAATAAATCATCACCTTTCACTATTTCATATTCGCTCAAATCATCAAAATCTTCAAAATACAGGTCCAATAAATCATTAGCGAAATTTAGTTCATCACTATTAACGGGGCCTATTGGAATACGACTCGATTTAGATACATCTTTCACCGTATGTGGCCCATAGACACTTAAGTTAGCCGGTTTTCTACTAATTTCAAACACACCATACAATGGTGATTTTATGAAGTTACTATTTTTTGGTACAAATACACTCATATCTGTCTTTAATTTTAGTCCACTACAATTACTAATTACTTTGTTATTAATTTCCGCACTCAACTTTTGACCATTATCAACACTAGACAACACATCAAATATTTGCTGTCTACATGAGTTAGACCACTGTAAGGTGACTCCAACTTGTTTACCATCATGACCAGCTACGTGCATTCCCAATAAAAAACCTTGTCTTGAAACTACCATAGCTCCGCACATTCCTGGGTAGTGTAACCCTTTATATGTAATCGGATCCAAAATTTTATTATTGTACTCACCAACTGGATAAACTATCGGTCCATATTGAGAGGGATTTGTTATTATACCCTCTAATTTAATAATTTTATTAGGGAATACTAAACCAATTGCCGGATCTCGATTAAAAGGTTGAAAACAACTCGCCAATTTAGGGAAAGGAGACGGGTAACCATCGCTTAAAGAAACAATAGCTACATCATTCTCAACATTTTTATATATTAACTCTACGGGTGAGTGATCAATTATTCTATGGTTATCTTTCCTATCTTTATATACAGTTACTTGCAAACGCCTGTCTAAAACTAAATGATATGGTACTACTATTCTCCTACCTGATATTAATCCATGACAAGATACTCTCTTATCTAAACCATATTCTGTAAAAACCATATCTATTTCAAACATTTGCGTTGTAATTTTGGGTAACATACTATGTAAACCTACTAAATTCAATTCTTCAAATGAGTCGTGTTCAACACTACTACCGTTATCCAACTTTGTAACAAAAGCCCCTTCATGTTGGAAATTAGATTTACTTTTGTAAATTAGAGTAGTTACTACTAATCCTAATACTAAAGACCCACAAGCCACAACAGGATTCGTCATGACTAAACACAAAAAATCGCTAAGTAATTGTTTGCAAACTTCTAAAGCGTGTTCAAAATAAGAAAAAACCAAATTCTTAAAGTAATCGCATTTACTTTCCGCAATAAACGGATTATTATCTCTAACAAATTTAATATCATTATCTACTAATGTGTTATTATCTAATTGTAATTTTTTCATACTTCTTATGCCCATTATAATGGTAGTTAACCACAATAAAAAAGCATTTTGATCCTCAGTGTCACAGTAAGTATCAATTGTTACATTTCTATTTTGCAAAAACTCTCTAAAATCTTGAGGAAAATCTTGTACAAATTGTTTCGTTCTAATATCATAATACTTAAAATTAGCCACTCCTTTCATTAGGTTTCCTTCTCCTTTTACGTGTTGAAAATCGAAAACGTAACCTCTTCTCCACAACGCCTCTGGGTGTTCTATACAATCTTTAGTGGTAAACCCTTGTAAATTGGTAAAGTTGTTTGTTGTTAACAATATGATTTCACTATTAAAATATTTGGTATCCTTTAAACTAGCTTCAGCACAATCTAAAGGTAATTTCACTGCAGATACCCAATTAATCAAATTTCTCCATTGGGATTTACCCATTTGCC